ATAACCCAATCCATTTTAATTGTAACATTGTCATGTTTTGCAAAAGGAGGCCAAGGTGCAAAACCTAAACCTTGATCTGTAGGCATTATCTGGCAAGGATTGGATATAACAACATCATCACTTATAACTGTTACATCACCAATAATTTCCTCGCCAGACTTTAACTTAACTAGGCGAATATCACTCATCTTTCTTTTTACCAATGTTATATTTTTGTTCAAGAATCCAATCGTTCTTTTCAGTAAACGACAATACCTTGATTTGACTTAATGGAGCTTTAGGTTCTGCATTACCTATTAAACCTACTAAACCCCAATCACTTAATAAACCAGCGATAGTATTTCTTCTTTCTATATCATTTTCTGTAAGGCTTGATTTCTTTCCATCTAATACAAATAATTCTTTAAAATGGACAATGTAATATTTGCCTTTCTTATGAAGTAAATGACATGACTGCCATAACTTCTTTTCTCTGCGAGATGCAACACCAATTCGTGATAAAGTTTCCCTGACCTTCAAAAAATCATCTGGTTCACTTAGGGAGACTTCTAACATATCATTTGATGTCCAATTTAAATCTTCAGTCATTTTCCACCCTTATCTAATTTGGTTTCCATATAGGATATATCCTCATCCGTAAGAACATTGAGAACTTCCTTTGCTCTCTGATCGCTATATCCAAAATATTCTTTAATAGTTTCTAAATTTTTAATTTTAGACGTTTTGAGCCAAGGAGCAAATCGTTTCCTTGCTCTTATACTATTTAGAAGAAAATGAAATTGAAGTTTGTCATCTAACCCATTGTAAATGTTCATTTCATTTACTAACAGGATAGTGTCTGGAAAGGGGTATACACAACGATTTACGACAAATGCAGGGTATTTTTTCTCCCACATCTCATCAGCTGTGTCCATCAAAGGTTCTTTAGACTGATTTATTGCTTTCAAATATTCTTTTAATTCATACATTAAGACCTACCATATTCTTTTATAGCTATTGCACCTACAAATGCATGATTTCTCCAAAAAGGTTGTATTGTACTAAATCCTGCATAAGATACCATATGTTCAATTTGTTTCCATGTAAATGGCTTCATCATATGTCTAAGGGTTCTTTCCTTATCCATTATATCTTCTGTACTAAATGTCTTACGTTTATAATCATAATAATTAAAGGTAATCATATCTTGTACTAGAGCAGATTCACATATTGTTTTTTCTGCAAATATAAATGCACCACCCTCATTTAGTCCAGTATAGATATTTCTTAATGTGTCCATTCTATCTTTTTTTGACATAAACTGCAAGGTAAATATTGATGTTACAAGACTAGTTCCAGCCCAATCTCTATATTTTAAAATATCTACTGGATGTTTAAATTCAACATCATGACCACTCTTAACTAACTTTTTTTGTCTTTCATCAAGGTCTTTTTTAAATCCATCAGCAATTTCTACTCCAACCCATTTAGCAGTAGAACAATGATCTGAATTATGATTCAACATTGCCTCTGTCAACTTACCAGTAGAACATCCAATATCTAATACAGTTGTATCGTTTTCAATAAAATATCTAGATAATGAAATAACATCTTGTAATAAATCACTATAACCCCTAATGGAATTATTAATGTGTTCGTCAAATCCTTCTTCTCTATGAGCAAATGTAAAATCAGCCATTATATTTCTCCAATACATTGTTATAAACGGCTTCTGCGATTGCTTTCATCATAAGTGGTGGCACCATTCGACCACACCTTTCCGCTTTCTGTGAATGTTTACCAGTAAGAATAAAATCATCTGGTAAACTTGTCATTCTTTTTAATTCTGCGATTGTAAATTTTCTAGGTTCACTCCAATGACAACCACCAGCTCCTGTTTCTGCAGCTCCTGTTGCTGTAAGTGTAGGTGCTGGTTTAAATCTGGAACATCTTTTAACATTAAAATGATGTCCTTTAGGATGATAATCCATTCCTGTTAAAACTTTCTTGGGGTCTTTAGGCATATTTGCAACTGTATCTTTATAATGTGCAGATGCAGTCCATCTTTTTATAAGATAGTCTATTTCTTCTTGGTCATATTCCAAACCCTCAAATGCTTCTCCAAGAGAAATTTCTTCTTTACTTCCAACTGGAAATATACCCGCAATATTTAAAAAAGTAAGACCGATAGCACTAGTTACATCTTGTCTTACTGCAATGAAAATAACTCTACGCCTTGTTTGAGGTACACCAAAGTTTACAGAATTTAAAATTTGTGCAGAAACATCATATCCTATTTTTTCAAATTCTTTCATAATTTTATTAAAATATTCTTTGGCCTCTCCCATTGTCAAACCAGTTACATTTTCTCCCACAATAACTTTAGGTTTAATATCTTTAGCCACTCGTAAAAATTCAAAAAATAAATCTTCTATATTTTCTACTTTTTTACCATCAGAATAATTTTTAGTTGATTTCCAACCATCAGAATGTTTGCCTGATACTCTATATTCTTGTTCGTTTCCAAATAAATCTATTACAGTTTCTTGAACTTTATTATGAGATACAGAACCAGCCATAGAAAATGCTGAACATGGTGGTGAACCATCTAAAATATCTAACTCTCCTTCTTTAAGTCCTGCAATATCAAGAAAATCTTTTCCTGTTAATTTCTTTATATCATCTGGTATAATAGGTGTTTCTGGAAAATTTTGTTGATAAGTGTTTCTAGCCTCCTCTACAAATTCATTAATACAAAGAATCTTACCCCCTGCTAAACGATAACCAGTAGAAGAACCACCCCCACCAGCAAATGTGGAAATAACATTAAATTTATTTTGAGTTGATGCGTTATTAACATCTTCTAAATTATATGGTACATATTTCATAAAAACCTTTCTAAATTTGTTGTTGGTGGATTTTTCCAATCCCTATACACATCCAACATTCTATTTCTATTTTTAAAGTTTATCTTTCTATTATTTAGCAATGTTTCAAACAGTACATCTACACCAGATTCTAATTGTAAATTCAAATGTTTTTTAACATCCTTATCTATATTAAAAGCAGTTCGTACATGATGTTTTTGATATGGTTCATTTAATTCGTACCAATCCATACTATAAAAATAATCTCTAACCTTTTTAGTTAGGTATGGAGTGACAAATATTTTATCATATTTGTCTGATATTTTTTTATGCCACAAATACCCTGCTTGATTTTCTGGTAAAAAATAATTATCCCTAAATTCATCAAACTTTTCTTTAGTGTGTTTATAATTGATGAGTGCTTTTTTACTGACTCCAAAATAACCATCTGCGGCCCATCCTGACAATACATACTTTTCTTTTATCTTTGGGTATACATACATAAATGGATATACACATTCATAATGGGTCTTTTTCTTACAACCCAATTCTACTAATTTATACCAATCTTCCTCTAATTTTGAAGTGTCAATTACAATTCCTGTAAACTGCCAACTATGAACTTTACTAATTTCATATGCTTTATTATAGTCATAATTTTCATAATTGTCAAGATAAAAGGAATATGTATGAATATTTTTTCCAAGTCTCTGGGCAGCTAGTGCAACAGAAATACTATCTACTCCACCAGATAATAAAACAGCAACATCATTGTCTGGAACATTATTACTAATATCTTCACATATCAACTTGTCAATCATATTATTTAAATTTTGCACTAGTCATAATTTCTACTAAACAGGCCATTAAATTAATCTCTTGATCTGCAACAAATGCAGACTTGTACTGATACTCTGCAATATGCAGAATTATTTGTGGTATCGTACTAGGTTCTGCTGTTTGATATAAATGGTCATATATTTTACGAAAGATTTTCTGAGGGTCATTGTCCATATTGTCCACAACCCATTTACGAACACCCTTGAAGTTTTTAGACTTCAGACATTCGATTAACTCTTTCATATTTGCATCATTTATATTTAGCAGAATTCCAGAGTCAATATTTCCAGATACAGAATATCTTTGCAACTCATTCAACACCCTACGAAAATCTGGTAGGTGTTTCATAATAAGCTCTGCAACTACTTTTTCTTCATAATTTATATTGTTTTCTGTTAGAATAGATATACACCTATTCATAAAAAGAGATGCGAGTTTTTGTTTATCAGAATCTTTAATTTGATAATCAATAACTGCACATCTGGAATGAATGGGCTCTATAATTCTATTTTTGAAATTACAAGTAAAGATAAAAGAACAATTTGAGGAAAATCGTTCTATAAACCCCCTCATTGCTGGTTGTACTGAATCAGGCGTCATATAATCAGCCTCATCCATAATAACTACTTTTCTTCCACCAGACATAGAAACGGAACTACAGTATTGTGTAAGTTTATTACGAAGCGTTTCAATCAATCGACCTTCATCAGATCCATTAACAATAATATAATCGCAGTTTAGGGATTTACACAATACCATAGCTGCAGAAGTTTTACCGACACCGGCACTTCCACTCAGGATCAAATTGGGAATTTTATCCTGACCAATTATCTCACTAAAGGTATTTTTTATTTCTTCTGGTAAAATTAAATCATCAATAGTGGAAGGTCTATACTGTTCCACCCATAATATATCTTTATTCATCTAGCCTCCAAATGAGGAAGATGACTCAGTAGCAATCCAATATTGAAGTTTTTGACCTTGCATTGTAAAATGTGAAATTCCTTTTGAGGAAATTTCTACATCATAATTACCAGGCAACATTTTCATGTTCTCAGTCTTGAATACAAACCTAAATTTGTTATCAGACCTTTCATCCAATACTACTTTAAAAGTATCAGTTGAATCATTATTCACATCCAACGCCTTCAATCTAATAACATCATTAGGATGTGGCCCACCTTCAACTGCAATCTCAGGAGTTCCAAGAACATTAGATGCTTTCATTATCTGAGAAAGTGCATCCTGAGATAATGTAAATTTAACTTCTGGATCTGGAAATGTAATATTATTTTCTGGTGGTGTGACAATCATGGAAGGGTCACAATAAACATAATCTACTGAATGTTTAGTTGTGCCTATATTTGCTGACTTTCCATTGAATTGAAATTCGGGGTCATCAAACAACGATACTGCACCTAGAAAACGATTCAGTTCATAAATTGCAAAGTCTTGTGGAAAATCTTCCTCAAGTTCTGCTTGTGCCAAAATATTCTTTTGTACTGATACAGTCCTAAGAATATTTCCTTTTTTAATTTCAATCGACATATTAATATCGCTGAAATTCTTCAACATATTTAATGTATTTTTACTTAGTTTCATTTTCACCTTTATGTATAGATAAAGCTATTATAGCATAATGAATGACTTTTAATAAGTCTCT